TCGACGTTGACGTTCACGATCGTGACGAACAGCTCGTGGTCGTTCAGGATGGAACGGATGCCCGCGCCGTCCGACGCGCCCAGCGGGTCCTTGATCTTGTCGTCGCTGGACGGGTCACGGCCGTCACCGATCAGCACGGCCCGAGCGAGCTCCTCGTCGAGCATGAGCCGCATCTCGCCGCGCAGCCACACCACGACGTCGAAGTCGGTGATGTCCAGGACGTCGTCTCGGTCCAGCTGCTGCTTCTTGTAGACGGTCGTCGGAGTGGTCGTCCGACGGCTGACGCCAAACCACTCTTCCTTCTTGTAGTTACCCTTGATGTAGCCCTTGGCACGGGCCTCGTCCTGGGTCAGGTCCGCGGTGATCGTCTTGATCCGCGAGAACGGAGTGTGGCGGGTGCCGTTGAGCACACCGGCCACCCACTCCTGCCGGCGAGCGTTGAACTCGGGGGTGTTGGTGATGTTCTGCGCATCCGGGAACAGGACCTCGATGTTGGTGATACCGTGCTGGAGCGCGTGCGCCTCCACGGCTTCCTTCAGCGAGCCCCGCTTCACAGCCTCGGAGAAGATCCCCTTGATGTCGTCGTGCGAGAGCGTGTGCTGCTCGTCCTGCTGCTCGGCGGCGCTCTTGTCGAAGACGTTTCGACTCATTTCAGTGTTTCCTTCCTGGTGGGCGAGAGCGCCCTTGTCGTCAGCCTGGTTGGTGTCGGACTGCTGGACTGAGCCGTCGGTAGTGCTGGCAGCGTCTTCGAGAGCCGCGCCGATCAGGTACTGAGTGACGTTCTGCTGCTCGACGGTCATCGAGTCGTAGACGTCTTGCACCGTTATGTCCGTGCCGGCATTGGAGTCGGTGTTCGCGTGCTCGACCGTTCCCTCCTTGGCCGCTTCGTCCTTGGTCTCGGTCGAGTCCTCCTCGGCACTGGGCTCGGGAAGATCGATCTGGAGACCGGTGTGGATGATGGCTTCGTCATCCAACTCGGTGATGTCGTCCGGGTCCGAGCTGTGCTGGATGCGAACATGGTCGATCTTCGCTCCCGGGTTGGCGCCGGAGAGAACCAGGCTGACCTCAGTGATCTGGCCATGGTTGACGATCTTGTTCTGCTCCTGGAGCTGATTGGCGTAAATCGACAGAGAGTCGATGTCACGGTGCTGTATCAGCTGAAGGGCGTGCTTACCGTTGGGCGTTCCGTTGAAGAAGCCGCGGGCGTACACGCCATCCGAACGCGCCTCGAGAAGGGCGTGACCGAGGACATTGGTGGTTTCGCGGTGACCGTGCTGCCATACGAGCGGGACCTGCTTGCCGTCCATGTGCTGGAAAGCCTGCGGCTTGATGACGCGCCCGTCGGAGCACCTGAGACCTGCCTTCGTGGCATACCCGCCGAAATCGGGTTCCATTTTGACAGTCTCCTCTCTTACTGGTTGGGTGTGTTCCGAGCTCCGACGGAGCTCGTCTTCAGTTGTCGATTGGTTAGCGCCTTCTGTTGCGCTGCTTTACGATCGACGAGTACACCATCGATGGTAGGCACGTTGGGCGCCGCTGGTAGTTGGCCTTGCGGCATGTTGCTATTGAGAAGTTGATCGGCCTTGGGGTCCGAAGAAGGTTTGATGCCCATGAATCCGCGTATCTCGTTGGGCGTGGTGATCTCGTTACGAGACAGCTTGTCGGCGATCTCGGCGATGTCACTGAGAGGAACCATCTTGAACGGGTCACGGAACGCCATGATGGACTGCCCTTGGGAACGAGCAGTCTTGGTCAAGAAAGTGCGTCTCATGGCTTCGACAACGGCTGCGATGATCGGTTCGATCGTTCGATTGAAATAGTTCTTCATCGTGGGTTCGTCGGCCGTGCCGTTCATCACCTCGGGTGTCAAACCCAGCTGAGAATACAGCTGATCAGTCAAATACTGGACTTGACCGAGTAACGTGTTCTCTACCGGACGGTTGAGTTGAGTGATCTTCTCAGTGCCATCGGTATAGGCGATGCCGTACTTGCTTCCGCGTAGTTGGTTCTCGATCTCAGTACGACGGCGCTCTGCGTCTGCTCTACGAACTTCATTCTTGATGACGTACGGAAGCTGGATGATCATGTCGAGCTTGCCCGAGCCGGCCAAGTCGTCCATGTCGTCCAACAGCCTAAGCTTACGCATCAGTCGCTGAAGCGTCGAGTTCGGCTCATTCATCACCGAATAGAGAGGGTTCTCCACGATGGCTACGAACTTCTTTTCGAGCGTGACTTCTTCGCGTAGTCCGGTTCGCTCGTTGTAGACATCAACACGAACATGCTGCGGATACCATCCGACGATACGGCCAACTCGCATGGACTTGATGTCGAAGCCGCCCGACAACATCGGATTGATGGTCGTGTCCACAGGGACTATCGCTATGCAGCCCTGTTCGAACATCGTCAGAGCGATGTCTTGTCGGAATGCGCGAGCAGCCTGATCGATATTGGCCTCAACGGTCAAGCAGTTGTTGAGGCCGCTGTCGACGTCAGACAGATAACGTTTCTCGTTATCCAAACGGACGTGGAAAATATCGACCGCAGCACTGTCGATGCTTAGACGATTGTAGATCGAACCAACGATCGAACGTTCGTTTCCAAACATCGGTCGAGGTCGATCGGGGCGTCCGCCGCCATAGGACATCGATCCGTAGTTGAAATTCAGATCGCGTCGAAAGGCATCGTCGAAGAACGCATTCCAAGCGTGCTTAATGCGGTCAGCGATTGCCATGTCTCACCCCCTCTCTTACAGTGTCGTGATTTTGTACGCGCCTCGAACCATCTTCGCGTAATTGATGTGAGCTGCAGTGGAAGACAAGGCTTTCAGGGCAAATCGTCCAGCCTCTCGATTCCGTGCTGCTTTGGCCAGAATTCCAGAACTGGCGGTCCTGAGAGCAACCTTGCCGAAGTCGTGTAGCAAAGTCGCTGCAACGACACCACCTGCGACCATGGCTTTGTGATGAGCCACATAGGATGCCACACTTGCGGTGGTTCTTCCCGTAGTCACAGCCGCTTTACCGGTTGCTTTCCCGGCCACGACAAGAGCTTTACCAGTAGCAGCGCCGGCCGTTGCGAGTTGTGATTTATGCTGTCCCCAATGCATGCCCTTGACGCCGACATGGGTCAACTCAGCCAGAGAAGGCTTCACCACCTCTGTCATTCGAACGCCTCCTTGTTGAGCTTCCACGCGATGTAGGCGTCCATCAAGGCAGACACGTTGTCAATCTTGTCCTGGTAACGCGTCTTCAAGAGCTTGCGGTTACCGTTGGTGTCTTCCAAAGTGATGGCATTACCCATCGCAAACTGCATGAGATCCTGATCGAAGTACAGCTGACGCTGCTCAGCGAAGATCTTCAACTCACCCAATGGAACCGATTCAGTACGAGCACCCTGGATGACTTTCTCGATACCGAAGGGACCGTTCTCCTGTTCCCAACGCGTGATGAACTCTTTCGCATTGTACGGGTCGTATCCGAAGCTGCGAATGTCATAACCCTCGACTTGAATGAAACGATCGAGGTCGTCATAGACATCCATCATGTCTAGTACAGATCCTTCGAGAACGTGCAAACTGCCCTCTTGGATGAACTCCTCGTACTTCTGCCGCATCGCGTTCGGCAACTTCGCCAACGTCAAGCTCGTGATATAGCTTCGAACCTTGACGCCGAATCCATTGTGAACAGGGAACAAGAAAGTGAATGCACAGAAGTCATCTCCTTGTGAGAGGTCGGCACCCAATGCACAGGGCATACCCTCGAAATGACGACGACGGAAAGGCATCGTTTCTTCGTACGTGAAGAAGTAGGTGTAACCTTCCATGGGAATTCCGAATCGCTTGGCGAGAATATCGTTCCTGGAAGCAGGAGCTTTCTCAGCCCGCTCAACATCGAGTTGGTACGTATCGTACGTAACCGTCTTTCCGAGATTCGGATTGGCCTTAGGCCACATGGCGGGATTGTTGACTTCTTCAAGCTCGTCGAGCTTGTAATGGAAGATCGAGATGTGTGGTGCTTGGTACTCACCCCGAAGAATCGTGGCGAGTTCCATCTTGATGGTGTCACCGGAACCATTACGAACGGTTCCTTCCGAGCTAACGGCGATGATGAGATAATCGTCGAGCTTCGAGGCGCCTTGTTCGATGGCTCCGATGACATCCTCACGCAAGTCCCCAGACAACCACTCGTCTACCGTGGCTATCTTCGTTCGAAGTCCCTGCAGCTTATTGATCGACATAGGCCGGATCTCGAGAAGAGAGCCCGTCAAGAAATTCTCGACACCCTTTTTAGTGGCGGCAAGCTTGACGCGATTCGCTCGTGATCCCGTCGTGTTCTGTAGTGAACCGTCGGTCAGGAACTTGAACAGAGGACCGCGAGATCTGGTGATCGCAGTACGAATCGGCGACATGACCTCTTCGGCCTGCTTCATCGTCGGTGCTGTCGTGATCTGATGCGTGGTCTGTGTATCGACGTTCAAGAAGTACGACTGCAGACATGATTCATAAACCGACTTTGCCGCGCCGCGAGCGACGATGAGATATTGCTTTGTGGTCAGTCGTTTCTTGATAACCTTGTTGACGTAGTGACCACCATGGTTATCAGGATCCGGCTCGTAGACGCTACGCTCGATGAAATACCACCAACCGAAGATTTGCTCAGCCCACAGTTTGAACGAAGGCAGTAGATGCAAATCTGATCCATCGGTCAGTGTCAATTCGTTTTCGCAGTAAAGCACGAAGCCGTTGATCGCATCGTCGTCGTAGTAGACGTTAGGATTGGCAATGAGCGCATCAATGCGGTTCATTTCCATCGAGATCTCTCGATTTACGGGAATTTCTCCCCGCACCACCGCCTCGCGGAACTGACCGTAATAATACGGCGTTGCCGTATTAGACAACGCCATTGCCAACCTCCATTCTACTTTGTCGTCCGGCGATCGGGCTTGCTGAGTTGGGTTCCGCTGACCTGCCGGGGAATCTTCTTGGGAGTTGGTGAAGCGCTTCGATCAGGATGAGGATTGTTCAGAATTTCATCCGTCGTCATCGTCCGTCGAAGCCTGTCACTGATGATGCCGCTGAGTAAACCCATTACCTCTTCAACTTCTCTTTCAATGCTGCCTTGGCGAGCTTGCCAGCGGGAGAGTTCAGGAAAGTGTGCACGTCGTTCACTGTCTTGCCGACCACAGAAGCTTTTTTCAAGAATTTCTGAACGTCGCTAGCCGCACCAGGATCGGTCGCGATGAGCCGGCTGTACTGCTGCTCCAGGTTCAATCGACTGACGAGATCCTGGAGCTCCTTGTTCGAGAGCGAAGCAGTAGTGCTCTTACGAGCCTTCTGCTTCGAGATGGCAGCCTTGATCGCATCCTCGTGTGGCGGATGATGTTTTCCACCCGTGACCTTGACCTGCTTGCCAGCCTTGGCGTGCACCTCGACGGCCGTGGCGCCTTTATCCATCGTGCTTCGATGCTGGCCCCACTTCATGCCCTTGACGCCGAAGTGTCGAAAGAAGTTCTCGCCAAGAGAGCTCGTGTGGAAGGCATCCGTTGGATCTGTTTTCAACTGAAATTCAACTCCTTCGAAATCTCCCGTCCACAGAGCGATGCGGTCAAAGGTAACCGATTTCGTTCCTGGATCTTCGATCTTGGCTGGCGTTTTCGGAAACCCCAATGTGAGATGGGGTGACCAATCCGGAAATTGCACCATCGCATCATACGCCTTGCGAATATCCGGATTTTTCAGTAGCTGAGCCCGGAAATCTCGGAGTTTACTGATACCGGGTCCACTGAAGAACAGCACGTCCGCAGCGTCAGCACCAAGAACGCCATGTCGATCGACGTTCAAGGTAAATTCTCGGAGAGAAGAGCCGACGACTTGAGAAATGAATTTCTCGACTTCGCCAAGGTTGTCCAATTGATCGCCTCGAAGAGCGAGAAAGGTCAAATGGGGGACCTTCTGGCTTGAAATCTGCCAGACGCTGTCGTCTTGAACTGGTATCGCAACGATGGCTACTGCCACTTGTCCGCCTCCAACTTCAAGTAAATCCGAGTCTCGTATTCCTTGATGTTGGCCTCCACTGCCGCGATGACAAAGGAGGTAGACGGGGGATCGAAGAGCATACGGACCTTGAGAGCCATATACCCCTTGACGTTATTCAGGCTGGGATCGGACCCGAGGAATTCGTCCCACGTGGCAGACGCATCCTCGATCTGAAACCCGTTTTCCGGGCCCACACCAATCTGGTTCAGTGTCGAAAGAACCGAGTTGATGTGAAGAAGAACGTCAGTATCGAAAGCCTCGTACGACTCGTCCATACCGAGAGTCTTCTTGATGGTGGTAAGGATGCTGTCTGACACGTGAGACTCCTTCGGTTGGAACGTGTCCCTAGTTGCTTGGCGGGACGGTGATCACCGGCAGAGCGATGGCGAGTCGGGCGGCGAAGAGGTCGACCACCTGCTGTGCGAGGCCGGTGGGGATCGACGCAACGATCTCGGGCGTGAGCCCGGTGAGCACGCCGGTGACGAGAGCCGGGGTGAGGCTGGCCGCCAGAGCCTGTACGTCAACGCGGTTGGCGTTGGCCAGGGTCTGGGCGAAAGTGTTGACGTCGGCCAACGGATCGGTTCGGCCGAGCACGGTCCATAGAGCACCGCTGGCGGTGTAGCCACCGGTCGAGGGGTCGACGTCGTTTCCCCAGACGGCACTGGCGATCGCCTTGAGGTTCTCGGGGGTCAGGTCCATGTCAGTACTCCATCCCGGGGCAGCGAGTGCGATCAAATCGGCCAGCGTGCCCCGGTAGGCGTTGGCGTCGCATGTGGATTGTCCGCCGATGGTGGCGGAGCTGGTGAACTGCAGGATCGCAGGCTTCTGTCCTGAGTAGGATTTCCACCCAGACGAGCTATCGCCCGGATACAGCGAAGCAGGGCTTCCCGTCCCGGAGACGTACGAACTAGCCCAGAGCGGATACGATAGACCCGCCAAAGCATCGCCATAAACCCACTTGGGTCCGTACACGATAGGTCGCAGACGAGGAAATCGTGCTACCAGACGATTACAGAATGTCTGGATCTCGGAGCGACTGGGAACCGTGGAAGAATCACCATTCCACTTCTCACAGTCTACCTGGAGCAGGAACGGTCGATCACGCCAGCCAGGACAGGTGACGTCGAGTCGGGTGATGAACGCATCCGCCCGACCGGTCGGGTTGCCTGGATAGAGAACCCAATACGCACCCAGGAGAACCTTGTCGGGAGCGAGATCACGTACGGCTCGCCACCATGCGTTGATCTCCGGGTCATCACGATCGCCACCGGCCTTGTGGGTGAAGAACCTGATGCCCTGAGCCACAGCGTTGCCGGGATCTGGCGCATCGAAGTGACTCATGTCCCAACCGAAAGTCGTCATGACATCCACCAAGCGGCGGATGAAGTGCCGGTCGAAGTCTGTTCGACCGTGAGGGATCCACTTTCGTCTGCCATTTTGAACCTTTCTCGTCGTTGGTACTGGTCGGTCAGGCTGTGAGCGATAGCCACCAAGCGGTTGCTCCGCCGGTCAACGTGCCGATAGTTGTTGGTGCCAATGCCACCGTCGTCATACCACTGTTCGCTGTCGAGTACCGGAAGTTCGGAGCAGACAGACCAGCGTTCGTGATCGCTGAGTTCGAATTGACTCCTCGGGAGACGGTGGGCAGCGTCGTAGCAGTGCCAACCCAGAAACGCACCTTGACCCACGATCCGATAGTCAATCCGGTAATCGGCGTGGTCAACGCCATCGTCTTGAGTCCACCAGAGGTCCAGTTCGTTGATTGATCTGCAGTCACCGCACCGGTGTAGTACACACCAGCGTCGTTATGTACCGTGACGAATGAATTCGTCAGAGTACCGCCAGCAGTCGTGATGTGCAGATTGACTGCCGAAATCGTCGTTGAGGTGACACGAACGCGAACCACATACGAAAGACCCGCGGTTGGAAGAATGGTGGCTGCTTGAACCATGTCTGGAGGGAATGTCCACCCACAGTAACCATGATCCGCAGGAACGATGAGTCCAGCCAGCCTGGCATCCAGAATGCTCGAGTAAATCAGACCATCCAGATACAATCCACCAGTGACGTGGATGTTCGGGATCACCAAATCTCCAGCGACACTAATCCCCTGAAGACTTGTGTAACCCGCGACCACAAGGTCGTTGTTGACAGTTACA